CCCAGCTATTGCAGCGTCTGACTTGAAATATGCGATAGATCATGGCCTTGAGGCTTTTAACATCTATAAGTATGGCAAAAACAATCCTCCTAGAATTGCAACCCCAGCAATGAAGTTTGGATCAATGATACATAAATTTGTATTAGAGCCAAAACTTTTTTCTCACTCCTATGCTCTTTTAGATGACAAAAGGACAAAACAAGGAAAAGCAACAGCATTAGCTTTGCAAGAAAAAGGTATTCAAACTTTTACATCACCTGAGTTTGAAACTATAGCTGCAATGAAAAAATCATTAGCTAAAAACTCTTTTGTTTCCAAATACATTTTTGATGATAGTCAAAATGGTCTTGAGATTGATATGGGTGCATCTGAGCAATCTTACTGGTGGAAGCATAGAGAAACAGGTTTGCAATGCAAATGCCGTTGTGATTACTTAGTTGATGATATGGTTATTGACCTTAAAACAACAGGTGAAGGTGGTGCATCACCAGATGTATTTTCTAGAACTATTACTTCATTTAAATATCATTTACAGGCTGCTCACTATCTTCAAGGCACTGGAGCAAAGCGGTTCATATTTGTGGCAGTAGAAAAAGTATTTCCATTTAGCGTGGGAATTTATGAACTGTCACCCCACTTTATTGAACGTGGATATGAGCTACAAGAACAAACACTGTCTGACATCAAAGCCGCCCAAGAGTCAGGCATCTGGAAAGGTTACACCAACTATGAACCAGAGGGCATTAAAACACTTACACCCCCTAAATGGTTATGACATTTACTAAAGAACAAACAGAACAACTTAATCAACCTATTGATCCTAAAGTTGTTTCCTATAGAGAAAAAGGCAATATCCAACTTGCTTACTTAGAAAGCTGGTACGTTATTAATGAAGCAAACCGCATCTTTGGATTTGATGGTTGGTCATCTGAAACAATACAGCTTGATTGTGTTCAAAGTGATGAGTTCTGTGTTACTTACATTGCAAAAGTCAGAGTGACTGTTGGTGATGTTATCAGAGAAGGAGTTGGTGCTGGACATGGTAAAGGTGAAAGAGTCAACTTAGGTGACAAGCATGAATCAGCAGTAAAGGAAGCTGAATCTGATGCTAGGAAAAGAGCCTTGATGCAATTTGGCAATCAGTTTGGACTTTCACTTTATGACGCTAAAAAAGCATGGAAAAATCCAAAAAAAGATAGGACACCAGTTTCTACTCAAAACCTTACAGTTGTTGCCAAAGATGCAATCCTAAAAGCTGACACCAGACAAAGACTTGATAAATGTGCTGAGTCTTTAGAGGTGCGTTATGCTAACAGACAAATACCGCAAAACGATTACAACGACCTTTGCGACCTAATCAAAACTAGAAAGGAGGTAATTACAACATGACAGTAGCTGAGAGCCAGTTTTTCACAACTGAGCAACTGGCTTCAAGATATGGCAAGACAGAAAAAACTATTAGGAACTGGCGATACAAAGGTTATGGCCCTGAGTTCTATGAACTTCCTGTCTTTGCTGTCTCTTATGGCAATCCTAGAGTCAGATATGACCTTCATAAAGTCCTTGCTTGGGAAGAAGCAAACGGCATTACACCCATTGAACCCTTTTAATTATTATGGCTAACACAGCATTTAACGCAAAACTAAGAATCGTTGACAACAACAGCGATAGAGAAAACGCACCAGAAAGAAACGTAATTATGGATTTTTCTTGTGAAGAAGCAGAAAAAGCAGCAAACTGGTTTAAACAAGCTGCTGAAAATGCGAGAATGGAAGGCACAACAATTCGTGTTTACAGGAGTAAATCAGATTATGATGAGGTTACTGGATTTTCGCTTTGGGGCGGCCTCTGGGGTAACTCAGGCAAGATTGCACCTATGAACCCTAAACCAGCCTCTGAACGGACTGTGAACGTAAGAGCAAACCAACGTGAACTTCCAGAAGATTTACCTTTTTAATTATGTACTTAGTAACTTTTCCAAACAATCCTTATATAGGTCAGATTTTTTATCATATGCAATCGCAAAGAACCTATGAATTTTGTGAAACAACAAGAACAGATCACGAAACTGGAAATGTTATTGAATCTGCAACATGGTTTGATATTACGGAAAAGGATTTAGTTCCTTAGTTTAGAGGCATGACAACTTATTCTCCTAATAAGTGTATAGCTGCTCTTTTGTAATTTTGTGAACATTTGCCCGTCATGTTCCTAGTAACAACTTTACAAAAAGATATGAGTTCTCTTCGAAGATTGTTAAGGGGCAAAAGGTGAGAACCCTTCATTATTCTTGGCAATAAGCGATACAGTCAGTAAGTCCTCTTATTTCTTTTTAAATATAACAAACTTAAAGCGATCCCAGAAGGTCGCTTTTTTCTTGCTTAATCGTTTTTCTAATTTATAAATATATGCTTGTTGTGATGCTATAACATCAAGTGAAGTGCTTACAAAATGAGCTTGCTTTGCATTTGTTTTTAATAGCTTGATTGCATAAGGTTTAAGCAGTTCAATGTCCTCTAGTTTTTCAATAAACTGTATAGACTTTTGTACCTCAAACTCACCTTCAAGGCTGTAAGTAGATGTAAGAGCCTTGATGATGTCCATCATTTGACTGGAAATAGTTTCTCTTCTATCATTTTGACGATTGCGTCATCAACTTCATTATCTGATTTAGAGGCCAAATCCTTAAGTAGATTTAAAGCCGCTTTGCGTAAACTTTCACTTTTGCCAAACCTGATGAATAGGTTAATTAGAAATTTAGACATGATTTGTTTGTTTTTCCAAACATAGCTAAAATACCAGTATTAAACAAGAAAGCTTAATCTCATGGAAGATCAAGAGCCTAGTAAAGTCGAAACGATTGTGAAAGTTTGTGTACTTCTGTGGTCTGCCACACTACTCAGCCTTTCTTATTATGAACCGCCATCTGGTAAAAAGATTGTAGACTTTGATCCGACATTTATTGCAAGTATTTTCAGTGCTTCTACTGCGTCACTTGGTTTTCAAATAAAAAAGAAAAAAGATAATATAGATGGTAAGACCTCCAAACCTACCACCAAATGAAAAAACTTCTTTTATTAACACTGCTGGTTTTTCCTGTTGCAGTACAGGCTAATCCTATACCTACTTGGACTACAGGATCTAGCAACAGAACTGAAAATACTACTCAAACAATAGATCGTACTATTGTTACTGAAAAATATGGATCAGCAATAAACACTTGGGAAGCTACAAACATAACTGCCACATCAGCAACAAGTGGTGGTATAACTGCTGAAGATGTAGTCTTCACTCCAACAGATAATACTGCTGAGTGGACACTAAGCGTGACCACAAGAGATGCTTCTGCTATGACAGAAAAGATCACACAAACAGATGATATTACGACCACAAGCGTTATTACTAGCTTGTCTGTGTTTAGTCAGTAGTTCTGTCAAGGCAGAAGGTGGTACTGATGTTGTAGCACAACCTAATGCTGTCGGTAATTCCAGTATTATCAATCAGAATATGAATGTTAATAATGGAATGACAGGTAAGCTACAGTTTGGAAACTTAGTCTGTAGCCAACCTACAATGGCATTTACACCTTTTTATACAGGTAATGATGCACAGGGAGAAGAAACATACAGTATTAATGAAGGTTGGGGTATGCAATTATCGTTTATGGTTCCTTTAGGTACTAATAATGATACTTGTTCTGAGTTAGCAAAAGTAAAGCTAGACCTAGCCAAAGAAGAACTAAACAAGCAAGTCCATGATAAGCAATTAGTGAGAGTTTTAAAGTGTTCACAACTCCACGCTAGTGGCTATATGATTAATCCTAAGTCAGAATTTTCTTACCTTTGCTCTGATGTTATAAATATTAGGACTTTTGTTCGTCAGAATCCTGACCTTTTTTCTTCAAGTTCGCAACCTCCTTCTTCAAAACCTTAGTAAATATTTTTTTGAATATTTTTTTTATTTGAGCAACTACAGCTTGCATAGCAATACCCCCTGCTACACTGACAACGCTTGCTGTACCCGCTGCTATAACACTTGAGGCTATGACCTCTGGGGCAGGTATAGGCATCTCTCCAAAAAAAGGTATATTAAAAGTAGCTACAGTTTCTAATGAAGTATCTGCTTGGTTTTTCGGGAGGTTTGTTGGTATCCGCTCTTGCTGCATACCTTGCACTTCCTCGCCTTCTTCCTTTTCTTCTTCAGAATTATTTTCCTGATCTGCCAAACCC